CTGCCTGCTACACGCTCAAAGATAATTAAGTAAGTTTATGATCACACTTCAAATGAGAAGGATCCTAGAGAGGGCAAACTGGTTTTTAGACCAAATAGATGACCACTCTGAAACAGTAAAACCGTTGATCTTGAATATTTTGAAGGAAGATCCTTATTACAACACATATTTTAGGCTCTCTAAGGTTAGACTATGGCATCTTGTTAAGGCACATGAAATGGCGATGTCAAAGGGTGAATCATTACTGTTTGGCATGACGGTATCATTGTACAAAGATGTCTGTTGGGTGAAAGAGGCAGTGGATGACACAAGCGATAGAGCACACTGGCTTCCTCTGTGCAGAAAGTCAATGAATTCACCAGTCTTCAATCCATCATTGTGGTTAGATAGAGACAGACATTCTATTGATGAGTTAGCACCCGAACTATGTTTGGAGCCAGATGGTAAAGTAAACGGACTTAGTGGGTCAATCAAAGATGAGGAATGCTTCCCTTCAGATATTTTAGCTCTAATGTATTGCTCACATTTATTTAGTCTGATTGATCAGGATAAGATGAATTTTAGGAAGGCGATCATCTTTGGATGCACATTTGGTAGATGCAGAGCGCCTGTTGCGAATGAATTTTCAGATCATTGGCACAGGACTTTGGATTACAATGGGGTGTTTGTGACAATCCATTCTTTAAAAGCAGACGAAAGATGCAAATCTGCATGGACAAATAGATTGTTCAACATTGGTTGTAGTTTAATGTCTGAACTGGGTCTCAAATATGATAGAAACACACTCAATTATTGCATCTTTAGATGTGAGGCTGACAGGGAACTTTTGCAGCGTGACAGAGTCTTAACTTTGGATGAAATAAAGGTGTTTCTGCAAATAGGGAACATTGAACAGAACCCAGGACCTGTAGACATGAGATCAGACATTTCTGTCAGTAAGTCGGTTTTCTTAGGTCAACCTGAGAGATCTCTTTTGGAACTCATGAACACCCCACTACCAGAGTTCTTGGACTGGACGGCAGTTGAGTGTGCTACAATTCTAAAAGATTCAAGGTCAGCAATACACAATCGATTGCTTTTCTCTTATCTGAATTCAAGGAATCTTCCATTGATACCTGAGAGCAATAACACAATTAGTGACATCTGTCGTCTGCTGAATGTTGAATGCAGAGTGGTGGGGTCTGACCTGAATAAAACACCTGATGTCGTGAATGTGTATGAAGATGAGGAAGGGGTCAGGCATGTTAGAGTGATTGATGTTTCACTTACACAAGGCAACATAAATAACGTGATATCCGAAAAGGTTTCTAAATACGAGTACTTTAGAACAATGGAATCACCTTCAGTGAGAGTCGAGATTTCAGCATATGTGAGGAAATTTTCTCCGAATCTAGTGTCTGATGATCTGAGTAGGAGGGACCTAGAGTTTGTTGTGGTGGGCATTTCAAGATTTCTAGCAGTAGAAGAACATTTAAGCACATATAGATCTGACTTTGATGAAATATGGAGCATAATGGAAGAATCAACTGGAACAGATCGTGTCCCTTTCATGTTCACAGAGATTGATGAAGTGAAACAGCAATCCTGTGGGTTCTGGAGAGAAAATTTTGAAACGTTTGAAGAGTTCCTTGATTTTAAGAACAAAAGAGGAAGGTTTTCTTATTTTGAGAACACTCTCAAAGAAGAGACCCCGTTTTTCCAGAGTTTATGTTCTGCTATCTCAGCAAGAATTCAAAAGAAATCTTCAAGAATTGTCAAAATAGAACAGCCTGTGATTGAGTTAGCTGTGAAAGCATTTAAAGAAGAATATGAGATGAACATATCTGGAAAGGTAGTATTATCGCATCCTCCAACGTTTGCAAAACTGGTTCCTTTCCCTTACCTTTGTGTAACACGGAAGGACAGGGATGAGAGGAGAACTTCTTGCTTTGATCTTATAAAGTCTGGAACAATGATCCCAAGAGTTGATTCTTTGACAAAAGAGATTCTTGAACTCTTGCAGGATGCTTTCATAAGAATGGACACTGATGAGATTGATGACTTTGTACATGGCCCCAAATGCCCAGAAAGAGTAACAAAGAAAAAACTAGAGAAACTTGGAGAAGAACAGAAAATCTTGTACAATAAATTTAAAGAAAGACAAGAAAGAGCAAATGCTGAAGACAGGGTCATGGTCAAAGGCAGGAGGAAAATACAGTTGCCTAAAACATTTTGGACAAAATCTCGTAACGAACTGTTAGCACTGGAGACAGGTGAAGGAGCTTTGAAAATCTTTGGCAAAGATAAGGAAAAACAGTTTGAACATGAGTCTTGGTATTCTCTTGAATGTGACACTGAAATGGTCTCAACTCTTAAGGATTGGATGTGTGATCAAAGGCACAGATGGGATACATCAGCATTGGACATGTCTGAATACAGATCCACAGTCTGGGAGCTTGAGAGAAGTATCAGGCAGGAATCTGATAGAGTTGTTAACGAATGGCTGAAAGACCTGTCTCACTCCAATCTTTTCAGCATGTCTGAGTTTTACCAGCTGTTGTTTAAAGAATTTGCTTTCATGTCAGAAGACATATCAAGGCATAAAGAAATAATTCTAAGCTCTTTGGGGTCGATTGATACTCTTGTCATAATGTGGGGTGGCCCTTCTTTGTCATCAGCAGGCACAAGCAGAGTTGTTCAAATCATAAAGAAGATGAATGTTGCAGACGATTTTCCGCTGAATTGCTGTGGGAAGTATACAAAAGAAGGTGGGCTGTATGTAATGTCTCCGGTCAGAATAACTGAGCAACAGATAGCACATTATATAAAGTGCCACAAATCTACAATTGATTCAACTCTGGGGTCTCTCATCGATTCAGGGAGATCCTACAATGATCTATCAGAAGGTGATAGGGAGAATTACTTCTTCTCATCTGCAATCTCCAGAATGTCTAATGACAAGTCAATTAGCACGTCCTTGCTCAATATAAGGTATATTGGAATGGCGTTGATGGCCGAGTACGGTGACTTGATAGGCATGATGAAGAAGTCTGTTGAGCCTGGAAGGAAACTTTTGTATGTTTACATATGGCAGAAGGTTTTATCAAATCTTTTAATTTGGAAAGAGAACACCACACTTGAGTCTGATATTGCTATTCAGGCGCAAAATATAATAGATGGCACTGGGGAAAGACGAAGGTCATCAAAGTGTTTCACAAAACGTCTTCTTTCAGATGGAAACCACATCAGCTTTGATGAAACTGTGAATGAGTGGTACTATGGGCATGGAGCATCAAAAGAAATAAGAAACCACTATCATGAGATGGCTAGAGCTATCAACAAGCTTGTTGAGACTTATGGTAGGTACAACTACACCAAAACAGTGGATCCTAATTTAGTGAGGGGGTACAGCATTGACAAGAATGATTCTGAATTCATTGAAGATGTCTTGGACTCTGATGTTAAGATAGGCACCTGGTCGATGAGGGCAACTTATTACGCATCTAAACTCTTAGAGCAAGAAACAGATGGAGACTTCATGAGAATCAAACAGAACATATTGTATGGAGATCTAAATAAACCTGTTATGTCTATGGCAACAACAAAATCGATAGTTGCAGAAAGGACAGAGAAAGTAGTCATATCAAAGAAAACTGACAAGACAGTGAACTCCAGTGGAGCGACACCAAAAAACTCATTGTATTCTGAAACTATGATAGAAAGAATGAAGAAAGACAAGAAC